TTGCGGGAGCCTCCGATTTTGTGGTCGGAACGGCTTCTATTATTGATTTGAGAAACGAATCAGGCACTTCCCAATGGAATGTCAGCGATGACGGAAGGTCCAGTGCGATTAACTTGGGATTTACATTTGATTTTTATGGAAACAGTTATAGCCAAGGGTATATGGCTACGAATGGGTGCTTTTCCTTTACTACGTCTTACTGTAATGATTACACCCCAGACCCGTTGCCTGACACGACCTACACAATTTATCCGTTCTGGACCGACCTGATCCGCGACAGCGGCTCAAAGATGTTGACGAAATATTTTGATGATCCTAGTGGTAATGATTATTTTGTAGCTGGATGGTACGACTTGCGTGAATACCACCGTGCTTCCGATAACACCTTTGAGATGCTGTTGTATGAAGGTACGAATAATATCGAGTTCAGGTATGAAGATTTAGACATTATCCAGCACGATGTCCTGATTGGAATACAGGGTGATTCCACCGAATACAAGCAGTACCTTTTCCACGATGAATGTTCCACGGGAACCACAAATGTTTCAGGTTCCTGTGTCAACACGGACTGGAACAACACCAGCTTTAACACTACGCTGGAAAACAAGTCTTTATTTGTGGAAATTGACATTACATCCCAGTGTGAAGCGAACCAGCTTTATAGTGTGAATTGCAGTGGATATGCGTTGGCTTACTTTAACCAGCAATGCGGGGTCAACGCTCTTTACGATGAAGAATGTTCGGGTTATGCAGCCGCTTATCTTTTACAGCAATGCGACCTGAATAGTCTTTATAACGTAAATTGCAGCGGGTATGCATCAGCTTACCTGTTGCAGCAGTGTGATCTTGATGATCTTTATCATAGTTCATGCGCGGGATATGGGTCTGCCCTAGCCAGACAGCAAGCTATCGAAGATTCTTACGCTATAGAAGAAGAAGAGACTTTTGATGACGGGACATATACTGAGGATGATTACACCATGCTTGGTATTTCCAATGATGAAGTCTTTATAAATGTCGGATTTTCATCCGAAGAAGATTTTTATGGCTACGAAGAAGAAGAGTATATCTACGAGTATGAACCTGAGTATTTTGAGGAAGAATTCTTTTTTGAGACAGAAGCTTGGGAAGAGGAATTATTTGATTTCCAGTATGTAGATGAGTTTCAGGAAGATTTGTATCTCGTGGAAACACAGATATACGAAGAAAATTTTCCTTTATTCATGCCAGAGGAAATTTACGAAGAATTCGATTATGTGGATTTTCAGCCATCTGTCGAGGAGGAACTTTTATTTATAGACTCTGAATTTGAAGAAGAATTTATTTCTGTTTTTGAGCAGGAAATAGAAGGAGAATACCTTTTAGCCCAGCTAAATGAGGACTATATCCTTGAGGACATGGAAATTACGGATGTCTGGTTAAGCGTAGAAGAAGATTTTCTTCTTGAAGAAGAGTTTGTCGAAAATGCTCAACTAAACTTGCTTGAGGAGCAGTCTGAGGAGGTTTATGAAGATTTAATTGAGGGCGAAATTTTTGAAGAGCTTGAAGAGCTTATTGATGAAGAAGAACTGGAGGAATTGATCAGTATTGCAGAAGAAGTGGAGGAAGAGGAAGAATTGATTGAGGAAGAAAGTGATCCTGTTGAAGAAATGGAATTGATCGCAGAAGAAGATGAAGAGTTAGAGGAAAAAACAGAGAAGAGGTCCAGTAAAAAGGATGATCGCAGAAATTACAATCGTGCTGTATCTATCGCTATGAACTCGGTTAGGACAATATCATCCCAGCAATCGTCATCGGACGGAAGTTCGTCACAGCAACAAAGCGGGAACACAATCATGTCGTCTGGTAGTACAGATGCTTCATCTTCGGGTACAAGTATTTCCCAAAATATCGATCCAGTAAGCCAGACTGAGCAGTCTCTTGCCACTGGCGACACTTTTATTCAGGACCAGCATGAGCAATCTTCTGGTATTCAGCAGATTCAGATGACCGAAACGCCTGCCACACAGATAGTCGCTGACTCCCCGTTTGAGGTGGCAGAACAGCAGCAGGAACAGCAGCAGTTGCAACAGGATTTTGTTTTGGATGGTGGGGAAACCTTTACACAGGCAGACATTCAGTTTGAAGACAGTTTCAGTGAAGCAATGGCCGTGGGTGGAGATATCGGGACATTTCTTTCCCAACAGGTCCCTGACTTCGGAAGGTTTGAGATAGAGCCTCCAACGGCAAGCGAAGAAAGGATTGTTTCGGCAGTAGAGTCTCTGGCTGAAAGAGTGGGGGCTGAAGTGGTTCAGCAAAATTTACAGGACCAATTGGAAGCTATTTCTGAAGAAGGCGGTTTTGACAGTGATCAGACAGCCGTAGTTACTTTTCTTGGGTTCAGGGAAGGTTTTTCTCAGTATACGAATCAATCCCAGATTCAGGATAATACAAATTGGTATCTTGATCGTTCAATTTATGAGGGCGTGGAACTGGATGATAATCTATTCAATTTTTATATGATGGCCGGCAAAACACAGCAGAAATTGAATCAGATGATTTTGAGCCAGTACGATAGATAATGGCAGAGGTAGAGTATCAGGGAATCCGAATCGGTGGTGGGAAGCTGCTGTTGATTTTGCCTTTATTGGGAACCGTAGGCGGTTTTTTGTGGGGAGGGTTTGAACTATACAATCGCCTGCTGGATGCGGAATCGAAGCTGAACTCACTTGAGCCGGATTCCATAACCGCTGAAATTCGGAGGCTTGAGACAGTGTATGACCTCATCCGAAATGAGCTTGCCTCAGATATTAATGCGGTGTCTGATGAAATCGTTGAAGCCAACCGCCTTTCAAGAACCATTGAGACAGAAACATCTGCGACACAACGGGAAGTGCGGAACGATGTTTATGACATGGAACGCGAGATGCAATCCCGGTTTCAAGAAATGAACTCAGAAATCCGGGGTACGAGAAACGACCTAGATGACCGAATTAGGGAAATGGATGGTACGATGCGTCAAATTCGGAATGACTTGGAGGAAAGGATTCAGACTATTCTTGAAAATCCTTTAAATGATGTGGAATGAATAGAGAAACTTTAATTGAAGAATTGAAGAGGGACGAGGGAGTAAGGTTAAAACCTTACAAATGCTCTGCCGACAAATTGACTATTGGTATCGGAAGAAATATAGAAGATCGTGGAATTAGTGATTTAGAGGCTGAGTTTTTGCTTCAAAACGATATAGATATCTGTATAGATGAATTGAAAAAGTCTTTTAGTTGGTATGAAGACCTTTCGGATAAACGGCAAAGGGCATTGGTTAATATGTGCTTTAACCTAGGATTAGGGAAGCTCAAGGGATTCAAAAAATTTATTAAAGCCATGGAAAACCAAATATGGAATGTAGCGGCAGAAGAGATGCTTGATTCAAAGTGGGCAGATCAGGTCGGAGAAAGGGCAGTTCGTCTGGCATTGATGGTTTTGGAGGGATAAATGCCATTTTTAAAATTTACATTCAGACCCGGGATTAATAAGGAAGGTACTAATTACAGCAATGAAAATGGATGGTATGACGCTGATAAGGTCAGATTTCGGAAAGGTAAGCCAGAGCGTATAGGAGGATGGATTAAAAATTCTGCCAATAGTTTCATAGGAACCTGCAGGAAAATTCTTACTTATAAGGATGCAGAAGGTGATTCCTATACTGTAATTGGTACGCATCAGAAATTATATGTTCAGGAAGGAAATGTTTTTAACGATATAACCCCTACCCGCAAAACATCTACCAATAGTATTACTTTTGCGGCAACTAATGGGTCTTCTACTGTTACTGTTACAGACAGTTCTCATGGTGCTGTAAATGGAGATTTTGTTACTTTTAGTGGTGTACAAAGTGATGGACTCGGTGCAGGGGGAAATATAACTCAAACTGTTTTACAGCAAGAATATCAAATTGTATTGGTAACAAGTGCGAATGCTTACACTATAGTTGCTAAGGATACCTCTGGAAATGAAGTTACCGCAAATTCGGATGATGACGAAAATGGTGGCGCTGGTGTGGATGGAGTCTATCAAATTAACAGTGGCTTGGATATTTACATCCAATCGACTGGATGGGGAGCAGGAACATGGGGCGAAAGCACCTTCGGGTCTGCGAAAGCACTTTCAGCCACAAACCAGTTGCGGATTTGGAGCCACGACAATTTCGGGGAAGACCTCATCATCAATGTGAGGATGGGTGGTGTCTACAAATGGGTTGAAAATGACGGTTTATCAACAAGGGCTGTTGCTTTGTCAGGTATTTCGGGTGCCAACCTCGTTCCCACCGTAGGATTGCAGGTCATTACCTCCGAAACAGACAGGCATCTGATCGTGCTTGGAGCCGATCCGATTTCCGGTGGTTCCAGATCAGGATCCATCGACCCGATGCTGATTGCATTTTCTGATTCCGAAAATTCTCTGGAATTTGAGCCTCTTTCCACGAATTCAGCAGGCTCAGTAAGGCTATCCAGTGGTAGCCTCATTGTCGGGGCGGCAAAGTCTCGGCAGGAAATTCTGGTCTGGACAGACACCTCATTGTACAGCATGAATTTTATCGGCCCACCACTCACATTTGCAATTCATCTCATCAACGAAGGTACTGGGTTGATCGGGCCGAAAGCCATGGCTAATGCAGAAAACGGAATGTACTGGATGTCTAAGAGCGGGTTTTATTTCTACAACGGGTCGGTGCAACGCTTGCATTCTTCGGTGCAGGATCATGTTTACCATGACCTCAATTTATCCCAAGCCTACAAGTGCCATGTAGCTGTCAATTCAGAATTTGCCGAAGTGTGGTTTTTTTATCCATCCATCGAAGACGGCACGGATGAAATTTCCAGATACGCGATTTTCAATTACGAGGAGAATACATGGGCGGTTGGATCCATGGTCAGGTACGCATGGCTGGATGCTGGGATTGAAAATAAACCGAGGGCATCTGGTACTTCCTCGTCTGCCTATTACATTTATGTTCATGAAAATGGCTTTGATGATGACACCTCCTCCATGGATGGGGTTTTTGTGGAATCCGCTGATCTCGACGTTTCCAATGGCGAAACTTTTGCTTTTGTGAAAAAACTGATTCCCGACGTAAAATTTATTTTTGAGGAAGGTGTGTCGAACACAGCTGCCATGAATGTGGTTGTCAAGCGTCGTAATTTTAACGGAGAATCCTTAACTACCGATTCCACCACGCAGGTAACCGCTTCTTCAACATATACGAATTTGCGAACCCGCACACGACAGCTGGTATTGCGATT